TGCTGAAGGTGATGACAAAGCATTGAAAGCTGTTAACTTAAATGACTCAGTTGCTGAGCCTTATTTGAGAACAAGAGCTAACATGAAAGTTGGATTCCATTATGTGAACCCTGCTGAGATAGTTGTTTATAACGTTTGTTTTGACTAAACTATAAACAAGGGGGTGTTAAAGCCCCCTATTTTTAAACCTTAAAAAAAATAACACAATGAGCTGTGCAACTTTAGAAACAATTTTAAAATCTTGCGACAACAACTCTGGAGGGATCTATAAGTTTTATGTAAACCAACAAGATAATATCCAATCTATCTCTACTGATGAGACAGGAACTAATTGGATTGTTGATGGGATTACATTCATACCTACAGCTGACCCATTCATTGAGTTGGAGTTTAGAAGAAATGTATCCTCTTATACAGAGGACTCTGCTATTGATTTAATCAATGGTTCAAGCTATGTTACTGCTACTGTGAACTTGATGTTTCACAGAAGAGATCAAGAGAAATCAAGAGCTATTAAAGTACTTGGAGCTGGTCAACAATACTTAGTTGGTATCATTCAAGATGCAAATGGAAAATATTGGTACTTCCCTTACTTGCAAGTTTCTGCAACAGGTGAAGGATCAGGAACAACTAGAGCAGATGGTTCAAAATATTCAGTGACTTTGGTTGCTGAAAATGAATTTCTTGCTTATGAGGTTGACCCTACAATTATTCCTTCTTTATTATAATCTTGCCATAGATTATGTAAGAGCCTCACTTCGGTGGGGCTTTTTTAATTATTTAATTTATGAGATACAATATAGGTATGATATATCTTGAGAAGGATAGTGTGAACAGTTTTGTTTTGACCTTAACAGAGGTTACAACAATAAGCAACCCTTTTTATTTATTTGAATTTGAGGATGAGTTTAATACAACTCTTGCTCCTTTATATTGGGAAGGTACTGATACCTCACCTTATCCTGAGAGATATAACTTATTTACCTTTGATGAGCCTACAGATGGCATACTAATCAAAGGACAGTACAGATACAAAGTTTATGAGAGTCCAACATCCACCAATGACCCTACAGGATTGAACATGATTGAGGAAGGTAGGATGGTTGTGGCAGGATTAGCAGTTAATTCAATATATGACTAATGGCATGGTATAGCAGATTTATAGGCAGCAAGCCGCAAACACCTGAGATTGTCGAAGGTTATCAATCATTTAGCACACCGTTTCAAAAAGTGGGCGGTGCTAACCTATCATTGCCTTATGTTAATGGTAGGTATCAAGTGGCTGGTTATATTCCTTTCGGACAGGATAACATGTATCCAGAACTCCTTAATCAAATGTATTATAGTTCACCTTTACATGGTGCAATAGTAGATTATAAGACTAATGCTGTAATTGGAGGAGGTTATATTCTTGAAACTAAGGAGATGACCAATGAGGATAAGCTCAAGTTGTTTACATTTGAAAAGAAAATCAAATTATCAAAGACTGACAAGGATATTACTAAGCAGTTGATTGTACATAATAGGGTTTATTTTAAGCTATGTTACAGCAAGAAAGGTGAGTTAATAAAGGTTTATCCTGTTTCACCTGAGAAAGTGCGTGTATCAAGAGATAAACAAACATACTTTCTTTGCGAGGATTGGTCCTCAAGGATAGATGTAACACCTATTAAGAAATATCACCCAACAAATTCAGACTTAGAGCAACTATATTGCTATGAGTTGATGGGATTAGGACAGGATTGGTATCCTTTGCCGCAGTACAGTTCGGCACTTAATTTTGCGTTTCTCTCGGGCGAACTGTCATACTTAGCTAAGGCTAACATTCAGAACTCAATATTCCCATCCTTTGCCATGATGTTCCCTAAAAGACCACAGTCAGAGGAGGAGAAGTCAATGATTAAGCAAACTATTGACAGATTAAAGGGAGCAGCTAATGCTGGGAAGGCAGTTGCATTCTTTGCTAACAATCAAGATCAGTTACCTAAGATTGAGAGCCTACCAACTAACAGCAATGATAAGTTATTTCAAGAGGCATCAAGTCTTAATACAGAACAGATTTGTTTTGCTCATACTATTGACCCTATCTTGATGGGAATTAGAACAACAGGAGCACTGGGCTCAGGTAGTGATATTAAGCAGGCATATGTAATCTTTGAAAAGAACGTAGTAATGCCATTGAGACGTCACATTGAACAGATAGTTAATGAGCTGTTGCATATTGCTAAGATACCGGGTAAGTATTCTATTAATAACTTCCAGATTATTAATGAAACTATTGTAGAGCTTGAAGGTGATACCTCTAAAACATCAGATGCTTTGAACTCATTAAGTCCATTGGTTGCTACTAAGGTGTTGAACAGCATGACACCAAATGAAATCAGAGCACTGGCTCAACTGCCTCCGATTGAGGGAGGTGATATTATACCAACTGAAACACCTGCACCATGATATACTTTATAACAGAGACCTATTTAAAGACTAACACACCTATCACATTTAATGTTGATGTAACAGATGTTACTCCTTATATAGCAACACAGGCACAATTGAGAGTGATGCCTATCTTAGGCACTATATTCTACAATCATTTATTAGCAGCTTACAATGCTCAGACCTTGACACCGGAGGAAGAAACTCTTGTGGGATTTATACAGCCTGTTATAGCATGGAGGTCAGCAGAGGATGCTGTTTTTGGATTGACTTACCAACTTAAGAATAAAGGACTGCAGACTCAATTTGGAGACTTCTCAGGTTCGGTAACACGATCAGAGGTTGCCTTTGGTATGGAACACTATGCACAAAAGGCTTCGTTCTTTGAAACAAGATTAACAAGATATTTGATAGCTAATAAGGATTTGTATCCTATATTCATATCTGAGGCAAATAAAGACACTGACCTAAGACCTATGATTGACCATTGCAACTGCAATTGTAATGGTTTTTGTGATAATACCTGTCCTTGTTTTGGCAACTATAGAGAGAATGGATATAATAACAGCATATTGATTTTGTGATGGGGTTTAATGAGATAGCATTTACAGTGATAACAATACTTATATCCGGCATAGGGTATTTTTTAAAGAGTTTACATAGTGACTTAAGAAGTGTTATGAATGAGCAAAAGTCTATTATTGAAAATCAAGGCAGGTTGAAAGGCAAAATTGAGCTTGTTGACAATGAGTCAAGGTTTAAATATGATGCCATTGAGAAAATGACACAGCTTGAAATCAAGCATCTTGCTGAGCAAGTGAGTGAACTGACTACAAGTGTAAAGAAACTAATTGAAATACAACTATCAAAATGAGTATAGCAGAAAGATTTAAAGCACCCACTCCAAAGTTTTGGAAGAAAATTCAAAAAATTGGTTTAACTTTGGGAGCAATAGGAGGCATCCTTGTTGCTGCACCAATTACTTTGCCAGGTGCCATTGTAACAGCTGCAGGATATATGGTAGTAGCAGGAGGAGTTACAGCAACTTTATCACAATTAACAGTTATAGATAATGAAACTAACAACTAATTTTAACATGTCTGAGTTTAACAAGCACAACTTTGCTTTGAGTGAGACAGTATTAAACAACATCAAGGCCCTTGCTAAGAACTTACAAGTGTTGAGAGATGAGGTAGGGAAGCCTATCAAGATTACAAGTGGATATAGATCACCTGAGCACAATGCAAAAGTAGGTGGAGTGAAATCCTCTAAGCATATCACAGGTGAGGCAGCTGACTTTAAGATTGCCGGCATGACACCTAAAGAGGTGGCAGCTGTGATTGAGAAACTTATTGCAGCTGGTAAGATGGAAGAGGGCGGCTTAGGTATATACAGCACCTGGATACACTATGACCACAGAAACGTTAAAGCAAGATGGACTAAATAGATAGTTATGGCAAAGAAAAAAGTAGTTAAGATTGACACAGATAATATTGATGTGAACCTTGAGAAGGATGGTACCAACATCAAATTAGATATTGATACTAAAAATATAGATGTATCTTACATCAAAGATGAGGTTAAAAAAGAGTTTAACCTGGATGGTAAGAACATAGATATC